TTCATTCCAGCCACGCTGGATGACAACAAAATCTTGATGAAAAAAGACCCGGCGTACAAGTCGAATTTACTCGCCCTTCAGAAATTCGATATGAATCGACTTTATAAGGGAAATTGGAAAGAGCGACCTGAAACCGGCGAATTCCCATTCTCGTGGTTCGATGGCAAGTGGTTCGAACGCTGGCCGACTGATGAATCAACGATTGTCAAGATTCTGATTCTCGATCCATCCAAAGGGAAATCTGACAAGACTGGCGATTACCAAGCTTACATAAAATTATTGATTGACCAGCACGACATCCTTTATTTCCAAGCTAATATTCGGCGCCGGCCAATTGCTCAAATGGTTTCCGATGGCGTGGAAATCTATAAGGAATTTCAACCCCATGCCTTCGGAGTCGAGGGCAACGCCTGGCAAGACCTGCTTAGGCCAGATTTTCAACAGGAATTTTCCGACCAAGGAATCATCGCGCCGGAGGTATGGCTACTCAATAATACGGTTAACAAGCACGTCCGGATCCGACGCCTTGGCGGATACCTCGCCCACGACCGGGTTAGATTCAAGCAAGATTGCCCTGATACGCAATTACTGATAGACCAATTACTAGATTTTCCCTGCGGCGACCACGACGACGGGCCAGATGCGATGGAGATGGCCGTCCGCCTGGCTGAACAATTAACGACCGGAACCTTGGCATGATTACGACTACTGAAGAACTTGAATATCAAAACGCAAAAGCAAGCGTTAATCGTTTCATCGCTAATTACCTCGAAGCTCAGGTTTCACTTTGGGATTCTTACGTTGACCCAAAAGAAGCGTTTCTTGGTTCTGATGGTGAAATCTGGGAATCATTAGGCGGCAGCGCAAATCCACAAGAAGAACTTGCATTTCGGAATTGCACCGAACTTTTCAAGATTCAGTCAATTGGTCGTTGTCTCTGGCGGGATAACGAATTTGCAATCAATGGCCACAAAAACCGAATCAATTACATTGTTGGCAGCGGACATAAATACACAGTCGTTGGAAAAACGAAAGACGTTCCTGATCCGACTGTGAAACAAGTTCAAGAAGTCCTGGACGAAATTCTAAAAGTCAACAAATGGAATCACCGACAAAAAGAAATTAAACTTCGTGACGATCGAGATGGCGAAACGTTTATTCGAAAATTCCGCAGCGATGACGGGATCATGAAGTTTCGATTTATCGAGCCGCGTTCCATTCAGCCGCCGAACATGGAAAAGCCTTATCAGTCGTACGGAATCGAAACCGAAAAGGACGACGTTGAAGAAGTGTTGGCCTATTGGGTGGACGGAGAACCAATTGAAGCTTATGAAATCCAACATCGTAAATGGAACGTTGATTCGTCGATTAAACGCGGGCTATCGTTGTTTTTCCCGGTCAGAAAAAACCTCACACGAGCCGCAAAACTTCTTCGTAATATGTCTTTGGCAACCGAGATTCAAACAGCGATTGCTTTGATCCGGAGACATGAACAAGCAACGCGCGATGCGGTGAGGACTTTCGTTTCAGCCAAGGCAGAACAGCAAGTCACAAACCCAGCAGGAACAACTGAAAACATTTTGCGATATCCTCCTGGCTCTATTCTGGACGTGCCAAAAGGGCAGGATTATGACATTCCAAAACAACTCGATCCGAGCAAAACAATTTCCGCGTTACAAGCTGAACTTCGGGCAATTGCCAGTCGACTTGTGATGCCTGAATTTATGCTGACCTCCGACGCATCCAACGCAAATTTTTCGTCAACGATGGTTGCGGAAGGACCAGCCGTCAAGAATTTTGAATCAGATCAAGAAGAGCAAATTGAATACGACCTGGAATTACTGGATTGCGCGTTGGATCATGCTGCCGAATCTGGCTTGATTCCGATGGACGACAGAAATTCAATTACAATCCAAGTCGAACCGCCAAGCGTGCAGGTTCGCGATCGATTCCAAGAAGCTCAGGTTCGACAAATCGATATGGGATTGGGTATACTGAGCCCGCAATCCGCAACCGCGCAAATCCAATTAGATTACGAACAAGAGCAAACCAACTTGGAACAGCATATTGAACGCGGCGGCGGGCTGCCGACGATCCCAAAAATAACAAATCCGTTAATACCTAATGAAAACGTCAATAATTGACGAACGCCTGGCCGCACAATTCCAGCTTCGCCAAATCGAGGCGATTATCAGGCTTGAAAAATTAGCCCAAGCTGTTGAAGTCGAGTTTTTCGTTGCTGGTCAAAAACTAGCCATCGTGGCGGCTGACGGAAAAGCAGACCCGCGAATCGGACGGATGTTGTTTGAAACCGCTTTTTCAAACGCCCAAAAATTACTAATCAAAAGCCTGGACGAATTCGCATCGTGGTCGTTTGATAGTTCAGTTTCCGCATTTGCAAAAGCTATTCCGCGAATCTATTTTCGTTTCATCGCGGTTCAAAAAGCCTACGGACTGGAAGACGAACGGGAGCCGACGCCGCCGAAACCAAAACAAGTTGCTGTTGGCCCGCTGGTTGCGGACTTGTTCACTGAACCGGTGATTAACAAGAAAAAACTTTCTGAAAAAGAGTGGGAGGCACTTCTGAAAGAAGTGATTTTTCCGCCTCCAGATATCTATCGAGTTCAAGACCTGATTAATTCGCCAGATGAAAACGGGCTTGATTGGCAAGACAGAATTCTGGTCCTTAGCAGCAAAGTCAACGACGCGGAACGCCTGGCGGGAGAAATGGCGGTTGGCTATTCCAACGGTGAAAATCTTCAGCAGCTCAAAAAACGTGCGTTACCGCTCGTTAATGGAATCCAATCTTCGGCCAAGCGGATCGTCAGGACGGAAGGGCTTCGAATCGCCGAGAGAATCCAACGTGAATCATGGGATGCACTTGGCGACATGATGATTGGGGCTCAGATTTTGGCTGTATTGGATGAGCGAACCCGCCCGCATCACGCGAGCCGAAATGGGACAATCTATTACAAGGAGCCCAAAGGAAATCAAAAATCCCTCGAAGAATTACCACTTTTGCCGGATGAACCTAATTGTATTTTGCCTGAACAAAACATCGCCGGAGAGATTGTTGCTGGATCAAGGGCATTGTATGAAGGGCAAGTTGTCCAATTGAGGATGCGTTCTGGCAGGACAATTTCCGTCACACCTAATCACCGTATGCTTTCCAAAAATGGATTCGTCAGAGCAAGAGAGGTTAACAAGGGAGATCAGCTTGTTTGCGAGCAGACTGTATTTGAATTCCCATTGGTTGTGTCGCAATATGTAAACAAGAAACCAGCCGTTATCCAACAAGTATTTGGTTCGCTTTTTAATAATCCGCTTTGTGCTAGGTTGAAAACTAGTGCTGTCAACTTCAACAGCGATCAATTGTTTTGTAAAGGCGATGTCGATATTGTAGGGGCCAACTGGGTATTGTTGTTCAATTTGTTGTCCACGTTTCAAAAGCTCGCAACACAACGCAGTTTCGCGCGGGCTGATGTGAAGCTGTTTGGCGAATCGAGTTTGAGACCGTTTAATTTTAGTCGCCTTAGTATCACTAGAACCGCGTCTAGCCTTCCAGGCCTTTTGAATTTGTTGAGTAGTTTTTCCGCTGGCTTTAATAGATTTCCATTTGAGCTTTTCGGCCTCAGATCGCCCACGAACATCAACACCGGATTTTCTAAGATGCTCAGTCAAAGCGTATCGGCTGACAGACAACTCTTTAGCCAACTTGTTGATAGATTTTCCGGCAATATATTCCTTGATGACGTTGTTGAAATTATCAAATACCAATGGAGCGGCCATGTTTACGATCTCCAATCAACAGCGGGCTGGTTTTCATGCAACGGCATTATAACACATAACTGCCGGTGCTGGTCAACTCCTGTTCTAAAACCGCCAAAGGAACTTGAAAACGATCCGGCCATCAAAGCTGAATTCCAAAACGCGGCAGGGGCCGGGATTCCGGATCCAGCGACTTACGACCAATGGTTTTCAAACGTCGACCCGGTTCGAAGAAAACTAGCCGTTGGTTCTGGCCGGTAT